CGAGTGATGGTGGCGAAGTCGGTCAAGGCGACCAACAACGAGGGTGGCACCGAGGCGTACTCTTTCAACTACGGGAAGAATGCGCTCCTCTGCTACTCGGCTCCGTCCCCCGGACTTCTGCAGCCGTCGGGTGGCTACATCATGTCGTGGACCGGCGTTTCGGGCGGTCTCGGACAGAATGTGGGCGTCTCGCGGATGCGTCTGGAGCAGTACAAGGCTGACCGGATTGAGGCTGAGGTCGCGTTTGACATGAAGGTCATCGCGTCGGACGTCGGCTACTTCTTCAGCGCCTGCGTTTCCTGATTCCACCGACCGACAAGGAGTTCTGACATGAACCGGATTACTAAGGGCAGGGCGCTGGTTGGCGCTCTTACCGTAGGCAGCGGCACGATGGTGCAGAAGGTCAAGTCGGGCACGGCGTCGGTTGACCTGCCAAATATCTCGGCGGCGACGACGGGTTCGGCTACGTTCACGGTTACCGGCGCTGCTGTCGGTGATGTGGTCGTGGTCAACCCGCCGTCCCTGACGACTGGTCTGGCATTCGCTGGTGCCGCGGTGACGGCGACGGACACGGTGACCGTGTATGCGGTCAATGCGACTGGTAGCGCCATCAACGAGGCAGCGAAGAACTTCACGTATCTGTGGTTTGACCTTACCTAAAGGTCCTAGAGTGCCCGAGTGGTCTGACTGAGAGGTAGAGAGTGAAGTACAAGGTCCTGAAGCCGATTCCGGCTGATGATGGTTCGGTTATCCCTTCAGGGACGATTGTTGAGGCTGACGGCTGGCGGAATGTCCGGCAGTTGGAGAACGGTCGTTATCTCATGCCGGTCATTGAGGCTGAGGATGCGAAGCCTGCGGCGAAGCCGGTTGAGGAGCCAGTCGTTGAGTCGTCTGGTGATGCTGGCGAGGATTCGTCGGTCGCGAAGCCGAGGGCTAAGAAGACCACGAAGTAGCCCGCTATGACGTGGAGTTACAGCGGGAATCCGGCGTCCAGCGCCAATGACAAGGTTCGTTTTCTCTGTGGGGATACGGACACGACGAACCAGCAGATTTCCAACGAGGAAATCGCGTTCTTGCTGACCGAGTGGAACTCGGATGCGTATGTGGCTGCTGCTTTTGCCTGTGAGGCAATCGCGGGCAAGTATCAGTCAAAGGCGGACATGAGTCGGAGCGTGGGGGACCTGTCCATTTCTACCCAGTATTCGTCTACGGCGAAGGGGTTCTTGGAGCGGGCGGCTACGTTGCGGGTGTCGGCTATGCGATTTGCCCCGCCATCGCCAAACTGGGATGCCAATGCCTATCCGGTCACGTCCGAGTTCTCCATTGGCATGGATAGGAACACTGGGGGTGGCTCAGCGGTCTTCGGGATTGATTGATGGCTATTGACGCCGAGTTCCTTGACCTGATGCCGTCTACGGTGACCATCTATGCCAAGACGGGCATGGATGCGTACGGCAAGATGACGTTTTCGGCTTCTGGGACGGCTGTTCGTTGCCGAGTTCAAGAGACGGGCAGGGTCATCAAGACGGCGGATAACCGTGACGTCTACGAGAACGGGACCATCATCTTCTATGGGACTCCGACCATTTCGGAGGATTCCAAGATTGTGCTGCCCGACGGTTCTAGTCCGCTCATTTTGGCGGTCATCCACCACAACGACGAGTTGGGTGCGAATCACACCACGGTTTCGTTCGGGAACTGACGTGGCATACGAAATCAAACTGAGTGGTGGCGAGGCGTTTGTCAACTTGTTTGGGCGCGCCGCCTCGGACCTGCAACCGGCTATGGCGGAGGCGCTCTATACGGAGGCGCAGAGCATCCTTCGGGAGTCCCGCAAGGAGGTTCCGTTCAGGTACGGTGCCCTGTCCAGTTCGGGGCGAGTGCACGACCCGTTCACCGCGGGCAATGCGACTGCCGTGGAAATCACCTACGGCGGCGTCGCTTCCGGCGACAGCACCGGAGACTTCGTCAACTATGCCGTCATCCAGCACGACAACCTGAAGTACCGGCATGCCGAGGGGCGCAAGGCGAAGTATCTCCGCGACCCCGCGGAGCGTGCAGTTGAGGGTTTTGCCTATCGGATGCGATTGAGAATTGAGGCGGTGTTCCGTCGGAAGAACGCCTATGAGGACTGGTGGCAGGAGGCGGACTATGGCGATTCTTGATGCCCTCGGCACCTACCTTCAGACGCAGGGTCAAGGGACGCTGGGTACGAACATCTTCCTTACCCGTACACCTGACAGTCCCGATGCCACGGTGACCCTGTATGAGTCGGCAGGAACCGGTCCGTCCCATGTTTTTGGTGCTTCGGTGTATGCGATTGACCATCAGCGGATTCGGATGGTGTGTCGTGCTGCTCGGAATGATTATCCGGCTGCGCGCAGCAAGGCTGAGGCGGTGCGGGCGGTTCTCGGAGCAATCAGGGACACGACATTGTCAGGGGTTTCCGTTATGTCGGTTTTGGCAACGTCGGAGATTTACCCGCTTGCCAGAGATGGGGATGACAGGGCACTTGTCGGATGCGATTTCACGGTATGGCTGAGGTAGGAGAACCGAGCCGTGACGCCTATGGTGGAGGGGCACAGGCGGACAAGGAACCGCGCTGCTGGCGTTGCAAGAAGATGCTCGCCATCTCGGTGACTCGTCCGTGGGTCATCATTTGCCATCGTTGCAAGGCGAAGAACGGGTCATAGTTGCCTTTTGGCGACCAGTTGGGTAGGATGATGCAGGTGGGGGAGGGGTCTGCCACCGAAGAGCAGCACGAATATCCGCAAGGGTTCCTCACGTAGGACGTACGCCCAGCCAAAAGCGGGCAGAAACCAGCAAGGAGCAACATGGATAGGATTGTTATTACCTTCATTTGGGCTTTGGCGTCGCTGGGCGTGTTCCTCGGGAATGCGACGTTCGGGACGGAACCGGAACCAGCGGACGAGGTCATTGTGCTTTCGCTCCCGTCAACGTTGGCGCCAGAACCACGTTTCACGACGACCACCACGGTCGCCATCCAGTTCCGGCACGGGGATTGTTCGTGGCTTCCGGCTATGGCTCGGAAGGCTGGCTGGGAAGAGGAACAGATTCCCAAGTTGACCGAGATTGTGATGAGGGAGTCTGGGTGTTGTCCGAACCGTCGTGGCGGGGACGCGGTGGATGCGAACTGCAACATCACGCATGTAACCGAGTGGAATCATCGGTCTGACACCGGTCTGTTGCAGGTCAACGGGGTGAACTACGACGTTTCTCGCAATGAGTGGGCGATTCTCTGCCGTGAGGCGGACATTTGCGCTCAGGAGCCGCTGCTGGACCCTTTGACCAACCTTCGGGCAGGGAAAGTCCTGTTTGACTACTACGAGTCTCGGGGTGGAACTGGGTGGCGTCCGTGGGACCCGTGCCTGTGGGGTGATGATTACAACCATCTCTGCAAGAAGGTGAGCAAGAAACAGCCCTAGTGGGCTATACCCCGCTGTGGACGCAGCGGTTTGGATGCGATTGTATTCTCGTTTGACAACATCGTGTCCATGTGACCTCGGCATCGTCCCCAGTGCCCTAGTGGTCGGGCGGTTCGGGAATCTGGGCACAGGCGCGCTCAGGAGACCACAAGATGCCGAAGTACAGGGTGATGACAGGGCTGGATTTTCCGCCCGACCGCCGCGTAGAGGCTGGCGAGGTTGTTGACGACATTCCGTCCAAGTCGGTGAAGTGGCTGCTGGAGCAGGGTCTCATTGAGGTCGTTGATGCGACCGGCAAGGCGAAGGACGAGAAGCCGGAGTTCCCCTACTACGAGAAGACCCAGAGCGGCAAGGCGGGCAAGTAATGGCGTTCATCCACGGCAAGAATGCGTCTGTGATTCATGGCGCTACGTCGCTGTCCGCATATCTGAATGATGGCTCGGTTGCCTCGGACGCGGAGACTGCGGAGACGACGGCGTTCGGAAGTTCCGCCAAGACGTACATTGTTGGTCTCCGCGACGGCACCCTGTCGGCGTCCGGCATGTTTGACGGCTCTGCCAACGCCGTTGATGCGACTCTTTCCGCGACCATCGGTTCGGACACTGGCGCTCCGGTTCTGTTCGCCCCTGCTGGTCTGACCACGGGGGAGCGTTGTTGGATTCTGAAGGCGAAGAGCACGTCGTATGAGGTTTCTTCGCCGGTCGGGGACGTCGTCTCGGTGTCCTACGACGCTCAGGCTGACGGCGGCACTGATGGCGGTGTCATCGTCCTTCAGGCGACCCAGACGACCAGCACGACTGGTGCAGCCTACGACGCCGGAGCCTCCTCGGCTAACGGCGGAGTTGCCCAGTTGCATGTGACCGCCAACACGATGAATGCGAACACAGCAATCAAGGTGCAGCATTCGGCGGACAACAGCACGTGGGCGGACCTGACTGGAGCGACCTTCACCACGGTTTCCAGCACCACGACAACTTCGGAACGGCTCGTCGTCGCAACTGGCACGACCGTCAACCGATACCTCCGCGCCGTCTCCACGATGAGCGGCACGGGTTCAATCACCTTCACAGTGGCGTTCGCAAGGCGCTAAGGAGAAACAGCAATGGCATTTGTTCACGGAAAGACCGCGGCATTCAAGGTTGACGACAACGGTGGCACCCTCAGGGACCTGTCCGCCTACCTCAACGACGTCTCGTTCCCGCGTGACGCGGAGACCGCCGAGACCACGGCGTTCGGAAATTCGGCTAAGACCTACATCATCGGTCTGACGGATGCGACCATCAGCATTTCGGGCATGTTTGACGCCACCGCCGACGGCTACCTCGCCGGTGTCCTCGGGCACGCCACACCGCTGGACTTTGAGTACGGTCCGGCGGGCACGACGGCTGGTCTCGTCAAGTACAGTGGCACCTGCCTGATGACGTCGTATGAGGTTTCTGCTTCGGTGGGTGACGCCGTGCAGGCTTCCGCCGACTTTCAGGTCACGGGTGCGATTACCCGTGGTACTTGGTAACCACGACTACATAGGAGAATTACGTGTCCCTTCGTGACCGCATCATCGCAATCAACGACCTTCAGACGGAGGTCGTGACGATTGAGCAGTGGAATCTGAACGTTGAGGTTCGTGGCATGAGTGGAGCGGCACGCGCCGCCATCATTCAGGATGCCGCCGACAACAACGGCGCAGTGAACTTCCAGAAGATGCTTCCTGAACTGGTCATCCAGTGCGTCTATGACCCTGAGACTGGCGAACAGGTGTTCACCGATTCTGACCGAGACCTCATTATGACCAAGTCTGGTGCGGCTCTTGAGAAGATTTCGGCTGCCGCCATGCGTCTGTCGGGCTTCGGGGAGAACGCGGTGGACGTCGCGGGAAAAGGCTCCTCGTCAACGGCGAGCGGCGTTTCCTCTTTGAGTTAGCGGAGCGGTTGGGTCGGACGGTGGGAGAGTTGCTGTATGGCTCTCCCGCCCACCGCCCCATTAGTTCCTCCGAAATTGTTGAGTGGGCTGCAGTCTGGAAGTTGAGGGCTTACGAGGCGGAGCAGGCTCAGAAAAAGAGAAGGTAAGCCGTGGCTGAAGAACTGGAAGTTGGGGTACTCCTAACTGCCCGTGACGAAGGCATGACGGACGCCCTCGTTCAGGCGAGGGATGCAGCAAAAGAACTCACTACACAGGTAGAGCGTTCCAGCAAGGCGCTGATTAGCGCGGGCGCCGTCATCGGCGCCAGTGCGTTTGCCATTTACAAGTTCGGCAAGCAGTCGTTTTCTGCCGCCGCTCGCGTGTCGGAGTTGAACGTCTCAATCAAGGCGATTGGCAAGGCGACCGGTGTCGGCGCCGACGCAATCAATAAGGCGGCAAAGGCTGTCGCCTCGCAGGGCATTGAGATGGCGGCGGCTCAGGGTATTGCGATTGAGTACGCTCAGGCGAACCTGAATCTGGCTGACGCATCAAAGGTCGCCCGTGTCGCTCAGGACTTGGCGGTTATTTCGCAGCGGAACTCTACACAGGTCGCCCAGTTGCTGACCCGCGCCATCAGGACGGGCAACAGCCAGTTGCTCAAGTCGGCGGGTGTGTCCCGCATGGCTGGAGAGGGTTATGCGTTGTATGCCGCCCAGTTGGGCAAGAGCGCTACTGCACTGTCAGCAACAGAGCGTCAGCAGGCAATCATCAACCTCGTCTTGGACGAAGGTAGGCGTGTTGCGGGTGTGTATGAGGCGTCCATGACGGAGGCGGGCAAGGTGCTGCGTTCGTTCCCGCGTCTTATGAACGACATTCAGGTCGCGTTCGGAACGGCTGTCCTGCAGGGTTTCGGTCCGCTCATCAAGGCGGGTTACGACGCCTTCAATGCGTTCACCAAGTTGTTCAAGGAAGGTGGGGCGCTTGCGCCGGTAATCACCGAGTTGGGGATTGCCATGCAGAAGGTGTTCCAACCAATCACCGACTCAATCAAGAAGTTGGCGGAC